CTAACACACTGATTTTAATAAGTTTCTTGTGTCACTTTGGTGACCATGGGACATCATTGGGACATAATCTGCCAGCTTCTGATTCAGCATTGCGATCTGTTCTGCATTACTGTCAGTCATCCATGCTCCGTATACATTGAACACCATCTGGGCACTTGCATGGCCCATCTGGCTGGCAATGAAGCTTGGGTTTGCTCCGGCAGATAATGACCAGCACGCATAAGTGTGTCGTGACTGGTATGCTTTCCGGTGCCTGATGCCCGCACGCTTAATGGCTGTTTCCCATGAGTCGCCAATAGAATCTACCTTGTAGATAAAACCGACCTGTTTGCTTTTTCTAACCACCTGGGGGTTAAATACGAAAGTACATTCATGGTTCACTGTACGTCCATATTCACGTAGTTGAACCTTGATGTGGTGCTGCTTACCCAGTCTTGTCATTTCAGCCTGATTTTTCAGGACACTGATAGCGGGCTGGATAAGATGCACAACCCTGTTTGTACTTGCTTCAGTTTTAGGTAGAGTGAACTCACCGAGTTTCGTATAATTGCGCCTGATAGTAATTGTTCCTGCTTTCAGATCGATATCTTCCCAGGCCAGGGAGACCAGTTCACCATGACGCATTCCTGTGTACACAGCCAATGACCACAGGTTTTTCGTCTGCTGATGTCGGCAAGCATCTATCAGGCGAATAAATTCGTCACGAGTTAGCGGATCTGGCTCTGCCCTGGCTCTTTTAAGAGGCTTAATTCCCTGGAAGGGATTTGCTTCTAAGTAACCGTGATCTGCAGCAAACTGAAACATTCCAGCGATTGTCGTCATGTAATAATTTACAGTAACGACGCTCCGTCCTTTTGCTGCTGCTTTGTTTTTCGTTGAATTCTGGTACCCGGTCAGCAAATCTTTCCTGATATACAGCAATTCCTCTTTAGTTACCGATGACACCAGTCTGCTGCCTCCAATTTTCGGAACCATCGTTCTTGCAACGGATTCATAGCGATTGAATGCATTTGCAGAGATCTCCATTCGTTTCAGATCCAGCCACTTTTCTTCAAGTTCCTTCACCGTAATTTCTTTTTTACTTACCCCAAAAGCCTGAAGGTTAGGGGAGTCAGGGAACTGTGCAGCATAATCAAAGCTTCCTGTGCGGATGGCAAAACATACCGATGTCCGCAGTTCCCCGGCGATCTTCCTGTTCTTGGCAGTGTCAGGGACACCAAGATTTTCCCTGACACGTTTACCTTTAAAATTAAACCAGATGCGTAATGTGCCGCCGTGGTTTTCGACGCCTGTTGGATATTTGACTTTATCCATTGATACCTCCAGACGCCCAAGAGCGATACGAGCTTACATACTTCATGGCATTAAATCACCCAGGTTGTTTGTTTTTCATTGAAGCGACCCAGGCATCTATTGCTTTTCTGTTATACATACATTCACTGGAAGGCTTTGGATTACCGTCTGGTGATACGTGAATATACTCTCTTCCAACCATCCAGCATTCTTTCCGGGCCCGAAGAATTGTGCCTGGTTTGAGCCCGGTAATTGCGATTAGAACGCTTTCACAAACCCATTCATTGGGAGCCAGTTGAATCACATTGCCCATGCATTACCTCACACAACACTCAGCCCACGGCAGTGGCACCACACTTCAAACATTCGTTTCACAATTTCACGACAGTAGAAACCGTCAACATCTCGTGTCAGGTCATAGCGATTGCCGTAACGCTGGTGGACCCATTGTTCAAATGCTTTATTCATTCTTTACTTCCTTTTCATGGCCCGTAATTTTTTCAGATGAGTTTCCTGTTCTGTTTCTGCCAGAATTTGTCGGTATTCCTGATGATCGAGCCGTTCAAACGTTTCATTAAAATCGTTTATTTTTACCGACTGTGTTCGCCCATCCATTCTTCTGTACAACACGGTGTTATTTATGCAGCGAATAATTTTTACCGGGTAACCGGCACTGTCGGTATACAGTTGTCCCTGATTAATCAAAGCGAACATTTTTTCTCCTGCTCTCTGAATAGTGAGAACTTCAGAGTCGTATGTTTGTAGCGGGTTCAATGCTGATGATTTCTGCTGAGATAAGCATCCCGGCCAGCCAGAGCTCTCCGGACAGGTTTTCATCCTTGCATTCCAGTCCGCCGATATTAATGGTGGCTATGATATCGCGCTTATCCTCGACTTCTTCATAAGGCAGCGTTGCGTACAGGCTTTCAATAGCGCAACTGATAACATCCAGTCCGGTCAGATTGCCGCCGACAGTGACTTCGAATGTTTCGCGGTATTCCCATAGCCCGAAAGTTAATCGAACGGTTTGTTTTGCCATGCGCCCGCATGACGTCAGATTCGGGTCATAGTTCATTATTTGCGGTTGAGTATTCTGGGCGTTCATCTGCATTTCCCTTAGCCCGGCGGCCTGCCGGGCGTATAAGTTATTTAACCTGGATAAATGGTGTATTAGCACCGCTGGTCATGTATTGCGGCAGTGTGCCGTTCCATTTATTGATGGCTTCCAGCTCCATAACGCCGGGGTTCTGACGCAGAGCTTCACCGCGTAAACGAATAGCATCAGCTTCGGCCTGGGCTTTTGTGCGAATCGCATCAGCCTGTCCGGCAGCTTCTGCGCGCAACATATTGGCTTCCGCTTCGCGCTGTTTTACTTCCTGCTCGCGCTGCAGTGTTTTCTGGTTCGCCGTGACTTTGGCATTAATGCTGTCGATAACGGTTGGCGGGTACTCCGGCTTACCCACATATGAGAGGCTCATTACCTGAATACCGATAGGTGTCATCTCTGCCTGAATGTCTTTAAGAGCTTCATCCAGCAGCTCAGACTTGCCGCCGTCGATAAATTTGTCAGTGGTCATTTTGCTGGCCAGTCGGTTGAGTGCGTCGGCGATCTTCTGGCGCAGGTCAGTGTCGGTAATGTCATCCACGCCTTTGCGGTAGGTCTGAAACACCGTGGTAACTTTGGATGGATCAACTTTGTAGGCCACGCCAATGTGATAGCCGATGGTTGTACCGTCACTCATCTGGAAACTGAACGGTTCATCGTAGGTCTTCATTTGTTTGAAGGTGGGGAAGATATAAACTTCAGTATTCCAGCCAGTCCAGTAGCGACCAACACCGACCACCTCACCGACGCCTTTGTCGTCGCCCAGTTTATTTACCTTGATGCCAACATTACCTGGTTCAACGCGATCGCAACCGACAAGGCCAATAGTCGGCAGAACAATGGCTAAAGCAAAAATAATTTTTTTCATCTTTTATCCTTAGTGAAAGAAAGACCCTTGTAAATGGCATAAATGCAGGGCGGGGTCAGAAACGCCAGTGCAAAGCCAGAAATAACTGCTATCGTATCCTTCATGGATATAAGGAACGGAACGAGTAATCCGTAAATGCATGCGATAATTGCCAGTAAAATTACTATTGTGAAATACAGTCTCATTGGTCTGTGGTATCCCGATATTTTTAACCGACTGACAGCGCAATAAAGAGAATAATGATTTCTGTTAGTGTCAGCACTGTGGCAAGGATTAAAATCAGTTTTACTCTGTTTAATTCACGGTTGCTTTTCATATAAACGGTTAGTAAAAAACGGAAGAATTATTTTCTTCTTAATATTTAATGTGTCACTGGCGCTTCTGGCATACCATGAGTATTCAGGTCGTGAATCATTTCATCCAGAAGGAGTTCAAGCCCTTCGCGCCCCATAGCAGAGAGAATGAAACCATTATCAGGATCTGCGATGAGCATTTTTTGATAGAGAAACAGAACTCGCCCCATGCCTTCAGTTTCGCCATATTTTTCAATAAATCCCCATTCGACATGGTTTTGCAGGGCAATGCGAAGTGGTCCTGGGTATATACTTATGCAACCATGTTTCCCCTTGTAAATAACTGCGCGATCTGTCGTCCCGTTATCGTTAGGGATATCAATAGTGCCGTTCTTGTCTTCCTCTTCACTGATAAACTTCATCACATACAGCCAGCGCCACTGAGCAACCTTCAGATCGACTGAAAATCTTCCCAGCAATCCGGCATCATCAGCTTCGGCAAGACATTGCATGATTCTTAAACCGTGCCAGTATGGATTATCGAATTCGCCATCATTAAGCCGCTGTACGGCCTGAATATAATCAATGGTTGTATTACCAATTTTTATGCCATGTGGCGTTACTTCTGGTCGGAACTCTGAATGATTCATAATATTTGCTCCTTTGCTGGTGGAATAATCGTGTAGCCAGCTCTTTTTGCCATCCACAGAAATGTATCCATGCAGCCAACGAATTCATTATCCAGCAGATGTTTTGAGTAAATTACTTCACCATTTTCAATGGTTAGCAACACTCTTACTTTTTTATGTGTTATGTTTTGTTGTTTTTCTTCCATTGACTTATCTCCCATATGCTTTGCGCAAATACAGGTTGGCTATATGAAGATAAGAATCTCCATGTTGTGCAATGAGGCAGGCAGTTTTATACGATGCCTTATGTTTCAGGAAAGTCATAACATAATCTCCTGCGAATAAAGGTTGCAACAATCCCCGGCGATAAAACCGTAATAAACATTCAGGGAATATTTATTGTTATTGCGCTAATTCTTTTTCGGCAGCAGATTTTGCATATTCACATGCAAAATTCAGAATTTCGCTGCCAAGTGTTTTTGTTTCGTGATTACTGGACATATGTAATACCTGTGTTGCATGCAATAAATGATAAACATTTACCGCAAATGAGTCCGGCTCCAGACAAATGCCTTCATAATCATCTTGTTGTGAGGTTGTTTCTGTCATTGCTCCTGAAGTGCATGCGAGCCTGTTTTTGACAATTCTCTTTCCTCTAATCACTATATCGGCAACATCTATTGCCTTTACAACCTCCGGGAGAAGTTCCGGGTTTGTATAATCAAAGTCATCAACATGGAGAACAGTTATGTTTTCGAACTTTTTCATGGCTTCCTCAGCTGACTTATATGTTCTGCTATATAGCGAGTCTCAGAAGTGTTTTCATATTGAGACTGTTTCCGCAATGATTGATAAAAATGTTCGCATGTACCTTGAGGGGCGAAGCGGCGATTATGTCACCATTGGTATTGGTTCTTCCGTAGAAGAGCTTCGCGAGATAAGGAGCAAACTTGTTGAGATGCGTCATGGTGTTGCTGCTCCTCACTTTTTGGTTGCTCCGGAGGAGTAACCTCGCCAGTTAACAGCCACATCGGATCGCAGCCAAGAATATTTGCCAGTGGGGTAAGCATACTGATAGTTGGTTCATACTCTCCGCTCTCCCACTGGATGATGATTTCTTCATCGAGATCGAGCAGCCTGGCGAGTTCGGCGGTTGTTAAGCCGCAGGCTTCGCGTTGGGTGCGAAGGTTAACCAGCCAGCTTTTAGGGAAGGATTGTTTTTGTTGTGCAGGAGAAGCCGTAGATAGAGCATATTCATGGATAAATTCCATTACCTCAATGCCCAGTTCCTTTGAGCGAGCACAATCCAGAAGATGGAATGTGCGTACAGCACTTAGCAAATTTGCAATATTTAATGCAAAGGAATCAAGTTCTAAGCCTTCAAGCGTAACACAGCCGCAGTTGATAAAATTAGTTGTTTCTGGAGTTGCTTTTAGTGTCTTCATATACCCACCAACAATTTTAAATTGAATTTAATCAAGTTATAATTGATGGTGCGATATTATGCTTTGAGAAATAGGCTGTCAAGAAAAAATTGATACCGTGTGTTTTAGGCAGAAAAAAACGGGCAAAGCCCGTTAAAATCAAAGACTAACCAAATCTGTTTATATTGAATGGTACTGATGAGATCACTTTAGACTGGATATAAAGCAGAGCTAACCCCTCTTTTTCGATGCTCCATGGTTGATAATTGGGGTTATCAGATAACACCATGATTTTGCTTCCAATTTTTTGAAGTCTTTTCACGTAGCATTCTCCATCAAAACAAAATGCATAAATGCCATCGCCATCAAAATAAGTTACTGTCTTATCAAGAAAAAGAAGGTCGCCAGGTGAGATTGTGGGAGCCATACTGTCTCCTCTGGCGTTACCTATTTCTATATTTTTGAATGCCCGATTTCCAACAAGGCGTCGGGCATATTCAGGATCAAGTTCTATTGAGCGCACTACATCTATCAAGTCACCACGGACATGAGTTCCATCACCGCAACTAAACTCAACATCAAGGACATTAAACACGACGCTATCTGTTCTTGTCTGGTGTTTCTCTTGCGAGGAAAAGGTTGGTGAGGAGTCTTCACCTAAGAACCAGGATTGTGGATAACCGCTAATCTCGGATAAATGCGCGAGCTTATCACTCCGTGGAAATGTTTTTCCTGTTGTCCAGTACTGCACTGATTGCGCACTCACACCTAACTTGCGGGCCAGTTGAGCCTGAGTCCATCCTTTTGCTTTCAGCATCGCGGCTATTCGATTTTCCGTGTTTTTGACGTTCTTCATGACCAAATCCTGTGGGTTTCTTTACAAGGATAAATCTTTACTTGATTTTAGTGTATTCGATCCTTTTGCAACTTGCATGTTAATTTAAACTTGATGTATTCTTGATTCATAAAGTTAATGTTGGTGCTTTGTTATGAAAGGAAATGATTACGATAAACTTCGTGCATTAATTGCGCAAAATGCCATAGCGCGAAATCTTGGTGTGACGCCGCAAGCGGTGAATCAGTGGTTTTCAAAAAACACAATTCCTGCTCGTTTCGTTTTACGCGTATGTGAAGTAGTTGCATGGAAGGTCACGCCACATGGCTTAAGGCCAGATCTTTATCCTCACCCTGAAGATGGAATTCCTGATTCGTTACGCAAAATTTCAAATCCAAGCTTAGCGCGCACGGAAGATGGGCAGAGTGATTCATCAGAAATGTCCACGCGATGAACGGTTACTGAACGAAAAAAGAAAAGCCGGGCCGCACTCCATCAGCCCGACTTATTCTGATTAGTAAGGGGATTTCATGATGATCAATAAACAAAAATTAGTCAACCCTGAAAACCTGCCAGTTATTGCTGGTGTAGAAATTTCAACTGATATGGTTGGGCGCTTTAATCTGAATGCATTGCATCGAGCCAGCGGTCTTGGCCCCAATAAAGCTCCGACGCAGTGGTTGCGTACTCAGTCAGCTAAACAACTTATTGAAGAGCTGGAAAAAGAAACTATGCAGAATTGCATAGTTTCACTGGAAGGGCGGAATGGCGGTACTTTTGCGCACGAACTGCTTGCTGTTGAATATGCAGGATGGATTTCTCCTGCGTTCCGGTTGCAGGTGAACCAGACTTTTATTGACTATCGTACTGGCAAACTTACAGCGGGCAATAATCAGTTGCCCAATTTTGACGATCCGATCGCTGCTGCTGAAGCGTGGATTGAAGCCAAAAAATCCGAACGCCTTGCTCTCGGGTATGCAGAGCGTCAGGCTCGCTACATCAGCAAACTCGAAAGCCATCTCGCCGATGGCATCACTCCTGTGCAGTTCTGCAAACAGCTCAACGGTGTAAACACTCGTCAGATTAATGCGTTCCTTGAAGAGCGTAACTGGCTGTATGACGACCGTCCGGAGGCTATGTATCCGCGCTGGCGTGTAAAAGCGTATGCACGTGACCAATACCTGACTGAGCGTTCTGGGCAGGTTGAGCAGGAAAACGGGGAAATGCGCGAGATTTTCAAACCACTCCTGAAGAAAAAAGGTGCCGCCTGGTTATATCGCCATTATCTGAACGGCGAACTACCGATGAAGAAAACATGGGATGGGCTGTTTACCCATAACACTGAGCTCGCGAATCTTTTACAGGAGAGCAAATGATGCAAACCAAGACATGTGTAACTGGTGATGTCGATCTGAAACCTTGCCCGTTCTGCGGAAATCCGGAAGTACAACTCATTGAGGTGAAATATTTTCTGGATGGCGATGATGGTTATTACGTCGCATGTACTTGCTGTAACGCAAACCAGATTCCTGATTCGAAAGAACGTGCTGTTCATGACTGGAACCAGCGCGAAAACGCGGATTGACGGCGAGTAGGTACAAAATGATCCGCAACCAACATATTGATTCTGCAATTTCGGGACGTTACACTGTTCCAGCACCTTATAAAGCGGGTGCCGGGATTGGAACCCCGGAATTGCATACGGCGATATACGACGCGCCAGCGTCTTTTTTATCGTCCGCGCTCACGCACGCCAGAATTATGGTGGGCTGGGCAGGGGAGCCGAAAGGCTCGCCGGTTTCCGTATGCGCCGGTAGTTCCAACCCTGTCCAGTTCACCACCAGTGAGATTGGAACCTCCGGTGGTGGAAGTTATCCATTGCATACGGAGGCTGCCATCATGGCTACAGTCCCAACTTCCCCATACCTGAAAATCGAAGTCGTCAACGGCAAGGCCGTTATTTTCTCCCTGCATGTTGCCTGCCATTTCAAGCGCATGCACCAGAACATCGTCGACAAAATCGAGTATCTGAACTGCTCGCGCGAATTTTTTACCCGCAATTTCATACCGGGTACTTATCACATCTATGGTGACTCCCTGCGTGGTTATTACATCACCCTTGATGGTCTGATGATGCTGTTAAGTCTACGCACAATGCGGTACTACGAGAGCTGCATTGAAGCATTCCAGGAGGCAGGGAACAGCCTGAATCTTACCGCTTTCCGCCGTAATCAGTGGGAGGCGCGTCCATGATTAGTTACGAAATTATTATTTCCACAACTGAATACAGAAACGATGTATCAGTTAGCACGGATGTATCTGTCTGGCACCGTCGCTATAAATCCAGAAAAACGGCAGAACTGAAAGCGGCAGAGATGTGTGAAACCATCTCAATGAAAGGTAGCCCGGTTAAATACGTAACTACGGCGGAGGTGCGTCCATGATCCGCCACATCGTTAATTTCCGGTATCACCGATACAACCATTGCCCCCGTGTGGGGCAGTGGTTCACCACCAGCAACGGCCACGTTCTGCGGGTTTGCCTGGTCAATACAGAAAGCCAGAAGGTTGTCTGCCAGGTTCAGGGACGTACTCATACCCTGAGTTATCCACTGGCAGTGTTTCAGTCCGGAAAAATGTTTAAACGCCTGGGAGGTGCCGTGTGAGTCGTTACGCACCTACACCGGAAGTTATGGCTATTGGTCAAATTAATATTTCCGGCAATGTCACCCCCGCGAACTGGTGGAAACATATTCGGCTACCCAGTGGTCGTCCGGATGCGACTGCTATCGCCTTGCTTTCAGAAATTGTTTACTGGTACCGCCCGACAGAACTCCGGGATGAGCATACCGGGGCTTTGCTGGGATATCGCAAGCGTTTTCAGGGTGACAAACTGCAAAGAAGCTATCAGGCGTTTGCTGAGCAATTTGGCTTCGGGAAAAGGGAAACCGCAGATGCGCTGAAGCGTCTTCGCGATGCAGGGTTTATTACTCTGGATTTACGCACCGTAGAAATGCTCGATGGTGTGAAATGCAGCAATATTTTGTTTGTCGGGATCAACCCACAGGCAGTTGCTGCCATTACCACACCTTCTTCTGTTTCGCCAGAAAGTAACAGCAATAACGCAATCAGCGACACAGCTATTACGTTAAAACGGAACACCCCCCAACGTCATAACGGAACAGGGGATACGCCGAATGTTGATACAAATACAGAGATTACTACAGAGATTACAACGGAGACTAAAAACACTATTGGCGCATCCGCTGACGCGTCTGCACCAGCGCGTTCCGCCCGACAGGAATATTCACCGGAATTTGAACAGGTCTGGCAGGAATATCCCAAACGTGCTGGTGGCAATTCCAAGTCAGCAGCCTTCAAAGCCTGGAAAGCCCGTCTCAGGGAGGGAATAAAACCGGAGACCATGCTTGATGGTGTGAGACGTTATGCCGCCTGGGTACGTGCTACAGGAAATACCGGCACACAGTTCGTGAAGCAGGCGTCGACGTTCTTTGGCCCCGATCGGCACTTTGACGAATCCTGGCAACAGCCAGCCGCTCCCGGAGGTGGGCGACAGCGACAGGTCGATGTCCTGGCTGGCCTGGGAGCCATGTCTGACAAATTCGGTAAATCCAGTGACAAATTGACATTCTGAGGTGACAGCGATGATGACACTTAACCTGCGTGAACAACAAACAAGACTACAGGCGCGGATGGATGAGTTACGGGCAGAGATTGCATTTGCTCAGAATGGCGAAAAGCCATGGCCTTATCGATCCTGCTGGATGCGTGAAGGGCGCGGGTGTTGCGAAAAACATGGCGAATACCACACACATATTCTGGTGTGGAGCGATCGTAATGGCGAGGATAGAGAAAAAATTTCATGCTGCCCTGACTGCTTGATAGCTGAGGCCAACGATTTGACCATGGAGCTGTCGTCCCTCAAGGCGGAAGAACTGACTGATAACGCCGGAATTGCTCTGCGTTTTCGGGACTGCGAGTTTGATAATTATCTGGAGGTTAATCCTGACGCAGCCAGAAATCTTGCGGCCTGTCGCCGCTATGCGGAGAACTGGCCAGATATGCTGGAGAACGGTACCAGTCTTGTTATGACCGGCAGTTGCGGTACCGGGAAAAATCATCTGGCGGTATCAATGGCAAAACACATCATCCGTAACTATCTGGCCAGTGTGGAGATCACCGACGTGATGCGCCTTACCCGTGCTGTGAAAAACTGCTGGCGGAATGACAGTGAAAAAACAGCGGATGACGTCATTGAGCATTATGCGTCACTGGATTTGCTGATCATCGACGAAGTCGGCGTTCAGTTTGGCAGTGCGGCTGAAATGGCCATTTTGCAGGAAATTATCAATGCCCGGTATGAGGGTATTTTGCCAACTATCTTGATCAGCAACCTTTCACCGGAAGAATTGTGGGCGTTCATCAGTCCCCGGATTGCCGACAGGATCACCGATGGCGGGCGCAACTGGTTGTCGTTTAACTGGCCCAGCTACCGTTCTCGTATCGGAGGTGTTGCCGCATGACCAGCCAGAACACCCCGGCATGGCGTAACGATGACCTGGAAGGTGCGGTGATTGGCGCGTTTTTTCTGCGTGGGGCAGATCCGGAAGTGATGGATATTCTGGCCACGCTTCCGGCGGATGTATTTTTCGTGCGTCAGTACCGGGATATTTACGCGGGGATTTGCAGACAGGCCCGCGTATCCGGCGTCATTGACCCCGTGCTGCTGTGCAATGAGATGCCGGAACTTGCCCCGGTGATTACCGACACCGGGCGCAAAACCTGGGTGAAGTCTTCACTGGAACACTATGTTGCAGCGCTGCGGCGAAATGCCGTACTGCGCGATGCAGAAAAAACACTGACCGAAGCATTACAGAATTTACGGGATGCACATACCTGCGAAGCAGCCGAGGATGCCCTGAAGGATGCGCAGAACATGATGGCCTCACTGTCGACCGGAAAGGGCGTCATTCAGCCGGTTCACATTGATGATGTCCTTCCGGAAGTGGTGGGCCGTGTTGAATGCCGGAATCAGGGACTGGAGAAATCCAGAACGCTGATGACCGGTATTGATGAACTGGACGCAAAAACAGGGGGTATGGAGCCAGGCGACCTGGTATTCATTGCGGCTCGTCCTTCGATGGGGAAAACCGAACTGGCGCTGGACATCATCGACAAGGTGACTGAGCAGGGGCATGGCGTGCTTCTGTTCACCATGGAGATGGCGAACATCCAGATTGGTGAACGTATGGTGTCTTCTGCCGGTGGAATGCCGGTATCCCGTCTTAAGTCTGCTGCCCGTTTTGAAGACGAAGACTGGGCACGTTTCTCACAGGGTGTGGGACGAATGACGGGGCGTAATATCTGGATGGTGGACCAGGCAAATCTGACCATTGATGAGATATGTGCAACCACGAGGTACCACCGGATGAAGCATCCGGAAACGGCGCTGGTGGTGGTTGATTACCTCGGTCTGATTAAAACCCGCAGCACGGGGCGTCACGACCTTGCTGTGGGGGAAATCTCAAAGGGACTTAAAAGTCTGGCAAAATCCGGCGGTTTCCCGCTGATTGCACTGAGTCAGCTCTCCCGTGGTGTGGAATCCAGACCCAATAAACGCCCCATGAACTCGGATCTGAAAAATTCCGGGGAAATAGAGGCGGATGCCGACATCATTCTGATGCTTTACAGGGATGAGGTGTATAACCCGGATACACAGGCCAGAGGCATAGCAGAAATCAACATCACGAAACAGCGTAATGGCACTCTCGGGACCATTTACCGGCGTTTTCATAACGGGCATTTTCTGCCTGTGGATCAGGAAAGCGCTCAGGTTCTTTCCACACCCATGACGCCGGGCAATCCGCGCAGATACAGCAATAACCGCATGTCGGGCAGTAAAGCGGAGCGTTTATTTTGAATAACAGAACAGCCACTGTTTCACCGGAACAACTTCGTCGCCAGGCGCAGGAGATGCTTCGTTGTGCTGAACAGATGGAAAAAATGAGCGTGGAAAAGGATACGCTCCGCAAGCAGCTTACTCCGGCGCTTCGTGATCTGCTGCAGGCAAAACACCGCACACAAAAGGCGGTGGATGAGCTGGTGGATTGCGTGGCGGAACTGGAAGGCAAGGTAAGCCAGTTTGAAACTCTGGTGAAGGAGTTTACTGCGTGA